GAGGATGACCAGGCTGCGGTAGCTGTCAAGGGTGTAGTCGCCAGACGCTACCAGCACATCGCTCCCATACTCCCGCAGCGGGTCGCTGTGGACGCTGGTGACAGACACCAACGGGCCCACCGGGAGTACCAACTCGGCGCCGCCGGGACCGTCAAGGATCATCGTGTAGGTCACATCCTCGAACGTGGCCACACCACCAGCCGCAGCCGGCGGGTAGCCGCACCAGGCCGCCAGGAACGCATCGGCTCTGGCGATCAAGGTGTCGAGGTTGCTGTCTTCGCCGGTGCTCGTCAGCGCCGGTATGGCCAACCGGGCCTCGGCGGCTGTCACGAGCGCCATTGGCTATCCCTTCTTTGCTGGCTTTGCTGCCTTGGTCACCTTGGGCGATCCCTTCCCGGTCACGGTAAACGCGCCCGGGAAGCACTCGGTAAGATGAGCCACGGCCTCGGGGCCGCACTCGCGTGTCTCGCCCTTGTTCCATGGCTCCAGCAACTCCGGAAAACCGGAGGCGCTGTAGTAGTCGCTGTGGGGGAACCCCAGAAACTTAACCTTGGCCATGCGTCACCCCTACGAGATCGACAGGTTGAAGGACCAGTGGACGTTCTTCTTCGTGCTGGAATCCACAGTGTAGAAGGTTTTACGCATGGTCGAGACCACGTTGATGCACCCTCGCGTGATGTCCTTGTCCAACTCAACGGTCGCACCCTTGAGCGAGCCCACCCGGAAGCGGTCACGGTTCAGGATGAGCATGCCGGTCGTTGCGCCACTGCCGGTGTACAGGCCGGTGGTGAAAAGGTCAGCGCCAACAAACTCGCTCATGACCACAGGAACCCCTGCGAGGCTGGCAAGCTGTCCCGTCAGCACGGTGGCCTGAGGACCAAACTTTTCGGCGGTTACCACCTGTGTAAACTCCATCATCTTGGCCGTCAGATATTCAGGACTGACGATACAAATTAGGCTCCCGGCCACCCCGTGGGGGCTGTCGAGTTTGGCCCGCGCTGTCATGAAACCAGCGAACGTCTGGGCAGCGTTTTGATCAGTCGTCGAACTAACGTCCGTGCTTCTCGCGCGGAGGCCCGTAAACGTCCTGCGGTGATCCGCAGCGCCGCCAGTTGTTCCACCCCATCGACTGCGAATGTTCCACTCGCGGGTATCCGCGACCCCAAGATCCTGCCCGTTTGCCGTGGCGTCGGAGTTGATGATGGCGTCCTCGAACCCGTCGACCATCGCGCTCACTGCCTCCTGCCGGACCTGCTCCATGGCGTTGATGACGCTGTCCTCGGATCCGTCTTCGTCAAGCTGCGAGGAGACGGCGAAGCTGTGAGCGGTGATAGACCGCTGGGCAGCCGTCATCGACGAGCGGGTAAAAATTGTCGGGTCGTCCGTGGTCGGCACGGAGCGGATGTAGGGAGTCAGGCCCAAGGACAGGAACGGCAACCGCTCCTCCTTGCCTGCCATCTGGTACGTGTTGAACAGGGCCTCGACGCGGCGCTCTGCTTGAAGCTCTCGCTCCATGACGGGCAGCACGATGTCGGGAACCCAGGCGCCACCGAGGGCGGCTGTGCCGTCGCTGAAGATCCGGCGGATGCCAACGGGGGCGACTCGCATGTGGTCCGCGATCTGGGCGTCGGTCTTTGTGGTGTCGCCGCTCTTGGTCAATGCCTTGACCCAGCTACGCTGTTCAGCAAGCTGTTGTAGCTCTCGCTGCCACTCGCATCGGGGAGCATCGTCCAGGAGGCCCTTGCGGGTCACGCCGTTGCGGTCCGTCTTGGTGACGGCGCGGATGGTGTCGCCGTCAATGTAGCGCTCAACGGAACGCTCGCCCTCGGAGATGGTGACGGGCGCTGCTTTCTGCTGCTCATGAAGCGCCTGGTTGGCCGCCCTCAGATCAGCGAGCTTGGCGTCCATGTTTTCGCGTGTGTCGTCACCGCGTGCTGCCAGTTCTTGCTGACGCTCGCGGATGTCGTGTAAGGCTTTGCGGACATCGTCGGGGGTGTTGATCTCGTTGGACACGGTGTCTCCTCCTTGGAGTATTTGCAGTTCTATAAGAATTTGTAGCTGACTGTCAAGCGGTCCACCACTTGACCAACTGGTCGGTGGTTGGCGCGTGGGGGCTGAGAATGAGCACCGACTCGACAGCATGGCGGGCCTCGGTGTCGGTGTTCAACAATCGTATTAGTTCGGCGCGGATGGACACCCGCTCGGGGCTGGGCTCGCCATCGCCCAAGACGCGCTCGATGGCCTCGGCTGCCAATCGGTCGGCGGCAAGCAGGGCCATCAGATCCTCACGGACCGATGCGCGCACCCTGTCTTCCACCATCCGCGCGATCTCGTCGGGCTGGAAGTTGGGGGCGGGTAGGCCCTTCACGGCCAGCGCCTCTGGGTTGGCTGGGATGCCCACCGCGCTGATCTCGAGCAGTTCGTTATTCTGGTACACATTGCCCATTGACTTCGAGTGCCAAGCGTGGTCTTCGGGCAGGTTGCGCCGCGGGGTGGTGTCGCCGGGGTTGAACCCAACACTCACGCCAGAGAGGAACCCGTCGCGGTACTGGCGTGCGACCAACTGGCCCAGCGGGTTGTCGGGGCTGTCGTCCCACCTGATGCGGGCCATGAGCCGGCCCTCCCGGACCTTGACGTTGGCGATCTTGCCAACCGGCGGCGTGTCGTAGCGATGGCCCCAGAACACCACGGGGTTCTGACGAATGCGCCCGAGCTTCCACGGGGGTGCGACCACGTCGCCGTAGCGGTCCTCTATGGTGGTTGACGCGATCACCTCGGTGACGTTGCCGTCGGTCGCGGCGCGCAGGTGTAGCGAGCGCCGCGCGTCGGGGATGTCCTCGCCGTCGGTGTCTGCCTCAGCGTCGGTTTCGGCTTCGGGCTCGTCGCCCATCCACATCTCAATCTGATCGCTCATCAGTCCTCCACAACGGGCGCAACCGCGCACCTGCAATTGATGTCCAAGGATGCCTCGCCGAAGCCGCCCGGGCCCTGTGCCTCGTAGCCGTTGACCACGAAGGCCTCGCCCTGCTCTATTGGGCTTCCGGCCCCAAGCTCGATGTGCTCGTCTCGTGCCTCATCGTCGGCGGTGAGCCACTCCTTCTTGACCTTGATCCCGAAGGCGTCTTGTGCCTCCTCCATCGCCTGGACCGCGCCAGCGTTGACCGCCCGCGTTGTCTCGGTGCGAGCCACACGAAGGGCCCGCATTGGCGAGAACGCCGCCGAATCTTGGAGTGAGGCCTGCATGTCGTTGACGCTCATGCCGGTCGCGAGCCCGTCGTTGATGACCCGCTTGACCGTCTCCATGGTCGTCTTGTCCACAAACCGGGCCATCGTCTGCACGCGCGCCGTCTCGGCGGGCACGTTGGGTGCAAACACCAGATCGCCCACAGCCATCTCTGCGGCAGCCGAGGCGAACGCCAGCGCAACCGCCTCGGACAGTTGGGGACCGGCCAGGCCCACAAGCGCAGCCTGCTCGCCCACGCTGTCGAGGATGGCGTCGAGGTCCGCTTGGCTGATGGCGCGAGTAAGCCCACCCGGGGCGGCCCGCTGGCCCAACACCTCGGCAAGGCGATCGGCGATACGGTCGGCGGCGTCTCTGAAGTAGCCGGCGACGGCGAGAGTTAGGCCGCGCTCAGCGGGCCCATGGACCGAGTCGATCCAGGCTCGCCACACGATGGAGCGATCCTCCGCAGTGCGCGGCGCTGCCGCCAATCGAAGATCGCGCTGCATCCAGTCGGACAGACCTTCCTGCTCGGCTGGGGGCGTCGGGGTAGGGACGGGCGCAGCGGACGCGCTCCGGGTGGGCAAGTCTGCAAACCCCTCGAACGCGGCAGCGTCTGCGAGCGGGATGCCCATAAGCCACCACTGTTGCACGCGGTTGACCCGCTCGGTGCGGTCGGGCTGAAGCGCAGCCACAGCCGCGAAGTCGTGCTTGATGCGCACGCTGGGATCGAACATCTGCGCCAGGCGGGTAAGCTCTGCGTCAATGAGCGATGCCTCGGCGTGCAGGCTCTGCCAGTAGATGAGGCTCTGCTGCTGGGCTGTGGCGTAGTTGGCCGTTGGCAGGCCCACCCGCGTAGGAGGAACGCCCGACGCGGCGAGCACAGCGTCACGCACCATCACCCGAAGGTTCTGGTATTCCATGTCACGGGGCGACCAGGACAACGCCTTGTAGTCTGCCGTCCCGGCCAGGATCAAAGAGCCGCCGTCGGTCAGCAGCTTGTCGACCCTCTTGCGGATCAGTTCGACCTGCTTGGCTGACCAGATGTCGCCGTCATTCTTGGGGCTGATGATGGAGTCTGGCCTGCCCTTGGTGACCGCATTGGCGGCTGACTTCTGTGCCGCCAGGTCAGTCGTTAGGTCGTTGTGCAAGGCGCGGATGAGGCCCTGACCCCACAGCCCCTCGGGCCCGTCTTCCCACGATGGCTGGCGGATGTGCAGCACCCGCTCCCACGGGTATCGCACCGACGATCCCATTTGGTCGTACTCGTACTGGTCGGGCTGCCCGTCGGGCGTTGGGATGATGCGCACCCGCTGTGGGTGTAGCCGGATGAGCGAGGTGGGCTCACGCGGGCCCAGAACCAGTAGGTAGGCGTTGCCGCACAACTCCAGATCGACCATCAACTGGCGGCGCATCTGGATCGGCGTGGTCCGCGACGCAGGCTTGGCCAGCAGATCGAGGATGGGGTGAGAGTTGAGCGCCTCGGCGTCTGCACCGTCGCCCCGCACCGCAAGCAGCGGAAGGCCAGAGATGTCAGCGGCCTTGGCTCTCACACAAGCAAGCACCCACGGGAAGGCGGCCATGGCTGACATCGCAGATGACGCCGCATAGCCCGCTGGGGTAGCGCCTCCTCTGGCGTAGTCGGCCCCCGCCTCGTGCGTCTCTGGCTCCTCGACGAGGACGCCGAACGCGCGCAGGGTTCGAGCCCACCAGGTGGGGCGGATCGTTAGCGAGTCTCCCATCGGTCGAGCCTATCCCGAAAGTGCAAATTCTCCAAGCGTGCGCTATGGTAGGAGGGCTCCAGTGAGCATCAGCATACAGTCGCCCTCGTCCCGTCTCGGTTGCCGGGGCGAGGGTTTTTATCCGACTGTCCACTCAGACCGTGCGAGTTGATGGCAGGCGTACCGCAGCGCGTCCATCGCGTGGTCGTTGCGCTTGAGCGGCATGTCTCGGCCCTCGCGGTGATCCCACACGTAGCCCTCGATCTCACGGATGAGGTTGGTGCAGCGGTCGTGAACTACAAGGTGAGGTCGGCCCTCGGCGTCTGGCCGCAGCCGCTCGGCAACAGAGTTGATGCCCGGGCGGACATCCTTCTTGGCCACAACGGTTGCGAGGTCGTGCTCCCGCGCCAAGCTAAGCCGCGAGCCCCGGTCCTCCGGGTCTGCCACGATCCACAGCGGCGCGGGCCTGCCGTGGTTGATGATCTGGTCGATGGCTCCCGCGTGTTGGGTCAGCGTGCGCTCGGGCTGGTAGTACTCGTCGACGACGTGCAGCGTGTCGTCACTCGGATCGACTGCCATGTACAGGAAGCAGAACGGGTTGCGGGTTCCGAAGTCGATGGAGCCCAGCCGCTCCCAATCCGCGGGTGGGTCGAACGCTGGCACCACATGCAGGTCGCGCCGCCAGTCAGAATAGACCCGGCCCTCGATGACGGTAAACTCACCGCGCTCCCGCGCGGCCCGCTCGTGCGGCCCGAACTGCGCAAGTAGGGCCTGGAGCGCGTCGGCGGGGATGTGCGGGTTATCCATGCCGTGGATCCAGTGGACGCGGGCGTCTGCTGGCGTCTCGGATACCCACCGGTCGTACAGCCACGTCATACCCGATAGCGGCGTCATCGTGCAGACCAGGCGGCCCCGGCGATCCACCAGACGCATGAGGCACTCGTTGACAACTGCCAGCCCGCGCGCGCCGGTGGGCTCCTCGTCCAGCCACACCAGGTCAACCGCTGAACCCTGGAACCCATCGCGCCCAGCGTCGGCAGACAAGAACGAGACCTTGCCGCCCTGGGGCGTGACCGCCTCTGCCCGCCCGAAGCCGTCACGGTTGCGCCACTTGGTGCCCGGTGGCAGGTACTGCGCGACCGCTGGCCGCACGTACTCGCGGCTGTCGCCCGAGTCGAGGGCCACAGCCCAGACATGGCCGGGCGCCTTGGGGACGTAGTGGGCGGGGATCTGGTTGACCCGCAGCCACACCTTAACGGCTGGATCGTCTCGGCCCATCGCCACCGCGGCGACAAGCTGCGCAGCGCTGGTCGTCTTGCCCGAGCGGTTGCCGCCGAGGATGACCGTGACCACATCGCCGAGGTCTTGGATGGCGCGGCGTTGGCTGGTGCGGGGCTTGGCGCGGTCCCATAGGGTGGCGTAGGCGAGCGGGTTCTCTGCCCTGCCCTCCATCCAGTCGAGAGCGCGTTGAGCCGCTGGGGCCAGCAGGACGGGGTGCTTACTCAAGGGCGCCCGTTCCGGGGTCTTGGTTGTGCTTCTTGGCCCACGGTGTCAGGTCGCCTACCTCGAGCCACTCGGCTGCGGGTTCATTCTGCCGGTTCATAGTTTGCCTCAATGGTCAAGGGTTCAGCCGCCTCGAGGTACGCCTTGGCGGCGTCGTAGTTGTCCACAATGGCCCGCGCCTGCTCAATAGGAGCAAGCTGCTCGGCCTTGTGGGTGACCTCCACCTGTAGCGGGTTGTCCAGGCCCGACACGTTGGCCTCGAGCCGTAGCAAGCGCGTCAGCGCGTTGTGCTGCCTGTCCTTGCGCGCCTCGTGTTGTGCCGCATGGACCCGAGCCAGCCAGTCGGCCCGCCGTTGGTCGATGTTCTGAAGCGTGATCTGCTCGGCCCATAGTGCGCGGACGTACTTGGCGTCATCGCGGATCTGGCGGGCGCTAACCCCGTGAAGCTCGCCCAGCCTGTGCTGGGTCTCCAGCGTCCAGGGCATGTGCATCAGAGCCCGCTCAACGTCACGCTTGCGCCGCGCGACATCCGCCGCGTTGTGCTTGCGGGTCGCCCCATGGTCGCGGGGCACCCTTTTCTCGTGTGTGGCAGCTTTGTCTTCCACGGGCCCATAGTACCCGATCACCGCCCATAACGCCCGCGCAAGCCCCCCACACCCGCCCGAACCCATCCCGACAACCTAAGCCAGCACCCTCGGCGCAGAGCCCACCACAGCCCAACCAACGCGATCCCGATCACCAGGCCCGCCCAACACCTCAATCCATTCATACGCGCGTAGAAACTTTGAGATCCAACTTTTCTTTTCTCAATAAAGGTTCTCAACTTCTCCCAAACAACTGTAAGTGCAGTAACACTACTCGACCAAATGTACGCGCGCGCGTTCTTTTGCTGGGTACACAACACACACTTGTTCCAGAGAAGTTGAAAACCTTTATTGAGAAAAGTAATTTATTCTGCTCAATGTTCTACGCGCGTGTAAGAAGCGCAGCGCCGGGCGTTGCCCTCACCGGCGGCCTTTGCTATGCTGATTGGGCATGCCGTCACAGCGGCACCTTGAACGAAGCCCCGACCCGGTGGCGGCTAACTGTGACACGCCGCTGCCGGGTCGTGGGCGCTTCCCATGGAGGTCACCACCGTGCCCCAAGACCAGATCCTCGCCTTCCTTGAGACCATCCATTCAGACGCTGAGGGGCACATCGAACTCCGGTTGTTGATCGACCGGGCCACGGGCGAGAAGCGAAAACCGAGCGACCTGCTGACCCGCAGGTGGTACCCAAACGCCGCAGCCCTGGCACCGAAGCTGGCGGGGATCATCGAGTGGGCCAAGTCCAAGCGCTCGGCGGTGTTCTTCGGCGTGTTGCCTCGGGCGGACACGGGGCTGTCCAAGGCAGACGACACCGTGCCCGCGGCGGTGCTGTGGGCTGACCTCGACTTCAAGGATTACGCCCAAGGAGAGAAGGAAGCGCGCACGCGTATAGGTGGGCTGGCCTGGAAGCCCTCGATCACCGTCGCCACAGCCCACGGGGTGCACCTGTATTGGCTCCTGAGCGAGGCACAGCCCCCTAAGGCGCTGTCTGACCTCTCACGCCGCCTGGGCGCAATCCTGGGCGCCGACTCCTGCCACGATGCCGCCCGCATGCTTCGCCTGCCCGGGTCGTGGAACATGAAAGACCCGGCCAACCCGGCCCAGGTGGTCATTGAGGAC